GGCTTAAATCAGCCCATTTCTTGACTGATACCGCCCCATTTCCCATTGACCCGGTTGCACCGCTTCCCGAAGCCAAACTTGGTGCGAAGAAGAAAGGCGATTTTGCCTTTACTTGCTCCACTAACCCGTTGAACTCATCGGAATCGCCGATTCCGCCTTTTTTCCTGAGTTCAAATCCGTTATCCGTCTGCGTTAACTCGACGGAATCAACCAATTCTTTGACTAAATAACCAACTCGGTCAGGCAAAACGCCTTTTTCCATCAGGGTATTCGTCAATTTTTCAAACTTTAATCTTTGTTCGATTGCCGAACGCATCGAGCGTTCTGCTTCAATCCTTTCTTCCCAAGCCTTTGATTTCGCCTCAAGAAGTTTGTCGTATTCGCCACGCTTGGCAAGTCTGTCTTCTTCTGCCCGTTGATTGGCCTCAAGAGCCTTCCGGGCGGCTTCGAAATCAAAATTCTTAGCCTGTTCGGCCAGTTTCTTGAGTTCCGCATTTTCCTTCAACAGTTCTCGATTCTTTCTAAGAACCGCTTCAGGGTCTTTGACTGTCTCGACAGTCGGTTGAGTTTCAATCGTTTCGATCTCGCTGAGATTATCTTGATTTTCCATATTTAATTGTTTCCTTATCGCTGATAGGTTTTTAGGGCGTTGCCCTGAAGTTTTGCCAAAAAAGAAAACGCCGCCGAAATAACAACATCGACGGCGTTTAGCCTTTGAAGGCGTTTAGCCTAGTTGACCAACTAGAACTACAAGGAGAAGGACAAAATGCGTCCGAGGTGAATTTAAAGCACGGATGCGGAAAGCGTCAAAGGGAAATTTTCAATTCTTGAATCAGTCGGCTTGTGTGTTCCGGGTATCGTTCCATCAGCAGTCGCAGCATTGCGACCTCTGTTCGAACATTGCGAACTTTGGCTTCTTGGGCTTTGCGTTTTTCGACCTCTGCCCTCTTAATAACCTTAATCTTTACATTCATAAAGCGATCTAAGCATTTCGACGCTTACGGTGTGGCGTTCTATTTCTCCGAAATCCTTGTGAAACACGAGGCACTTCATATCTCGACCCGATGAAAGACCCATCGAAGCAGCGTAGGCATCTCGTGCCGACAGGGTGCGGAACGATTCGACTTTCATTCCTGCATATTCCTTAACTGAATCGTGGTGAATATGGCCTGTAATGCCGTATCGAAACTCAGTTCGACCCCACATCTTATGTTGCTCGGCAGCTGCAACGGCTGGCAGACTGGCCATCTTGATTGTGTGTCCGTGAGTGACGGCCAACATTACCTTTCCAAACTCGTGATAATGCACCGAGGTTGGTGCATCATTAATGGTCACCCTCGGCTCTTTCGAATACAGGTGATACAGGAAACGAGTCAAAAAGGTCGATGAATGGTCATCGTGGTTGCCAATGGCGTTAATGACCGTCACGGTTTTGTGCCGTTCCAAGGCTGCCTCAATACATTGACGCATTGCCCAAAGACCGGCATCAAGCACTTTCGCCCAACGCCCATCGACATCAAGTTGATGTTTAGATCTGGCGGTTCGCTCCTCTTGGGAATCCGAATGGTAATAATCACCGCAGTTGACGATTAGGCAATGTTCGGCTTCGGGGGCAGTCTCGACCAGTCGCCTGACGGCTAGGCAGAGATCACGAACGGCAATTTCAAGATCAAAATCCGCTCCTGTTTCCCGTGCCCACGAATAAAGCCCGATGTGCGGATCTCCGAAGGGGATGACGGAAAGGAGGTCTTGACTGAATTTCTTGCCCTTGGGCACAATCCGTTTGGGCAGCTGGGGCAAGTCTTTTTTAAAGTTCTCAAACAGGGCATCGGCTAACTTAACCGAATCATCTTTCTGAGTCTTGACCCATTGCAGTTTGACATTGCCTTCACCATCAAGAAGCACCGAACGGCCTTTGATTTCGTGTTCGCTGATGCCATCGGGGTTCGGAAGACCCGAATTTCTTAGCCCTCGACCGTTCACGATGTCGGAAACCGTCCATCGGGTAACATCGAATTCTTCACAAACTGTCTTTTGAATGGCAGACGCACCCGAAGCCTTTAATTCAAGGTATCTATCCTTGATAGCCTTGCGGATGTCGTCACTCAGCGGTTTTCCCATTTTTCTTCTCCGTAATTTTGCCTAAAAGAGCAGCATACCCGGCAAGATCGACGATGTTATCTGTCCGATGCCGAATAGACTGGCGAATTAACTTGACCTGACACATTGCCAAAATGGCCTGTTCGGGGGTGATGTCGAAGCCGAAGATGACCGACCACGCAGAGGCAATCTTTTCCCACATTCGCAAGGGGTCTCCGTATGCGTCTTGTCTGTCGCCCTCGATTAGCGTTCGGGCTTCATTGAGGATGTCCATTTTTGGTGTTTAAAGTGAGGCTGTGATTTCGACATTGCCGACTTTATAAATTATGTAGCATCGGCAATATTGCCGACATTGCAACGAACCTAATTCGGGTATTTCGTCAATTGGATACCACTTGCCAGCCCATTGAATACAACCTTCGCAAGATTCCTTTGCAGTTCGAACCCGTTTGGCGAGATTGTAAACCTTTCCGCCGGGCGGAGGGTTTTTCTTAAAGTCCATCTCAGCAAGATCACCAGTCAATGCCCCTGCCATCGAATAAGACCCGGCACGGTTGACCGCCTTCGGCTGACTGACTTTGTTTTGAATAAGTTCAATCTTGAACTTTCCAAGAAAGTTATATTCCCGATTTACCCTTTGAGAAAGTAAATAAAGGCCAGTCGCAGCCGCCAAACCGCCAACGAACAAAGCAGCCGATGCCCAATGCGAACTGAGGATGTTCGATTGCATCCGTCGTTCCCATTCATCCGCAGTCAATGACCCTGCAAAATAGGCAGTTGTCAGGCGTTTAGCATCGGCCTTTGATATGTCCTCGATTTGCCTCAGAAGACGGCGAGTGGTCTCAATGGAGACAAGGCGACCATTGATGCGGAATCGCCCAAGTTCGGCATCCCAATCAACTCTGTCGCCTTTCTTCAGCCCTAAAAGCAGTAAAAGGGCAGGGGTTGCCCTCTTGAACTGCTCTTTTAGGTTCTGTTCGTCTTGCTGATCGAACATTGCTTATTTCTTCTTTCTTGATTTGCCTGCTTTGGCGTATGCAATTGCTACTGCCTGTTTAATATAGGCCTTTTTGCTTTTTGGTTTGGAAGTGCCGAGTTTACCGCCTTTGCGATATTCACCAATCATCGTTGCGATATTCTTGGCAATAGTTTTCTTACTACGCCCCTTCTTCAATGGCATTGATTACATCCCCTTCAGTTAACTGATTTGTTGGTTCAATGATCACGGCATCCGCCGAGGCAATTTGCTCAAGAATCATCTTCACTTCGTCTTCATTCGTTACACCAAGGAACGATAGAATCCATTGCTGCGACATTATGCCAGTAAGTTTATTGGCAATGTCCGCTCTGAGGTTGAGTTCCTCCAATTGCATCGAATATTCGTCTTTCTCACCAATCCAAGCCGTGCCAAGTTCAACCGAACCGCCCATTTCCTTTGGCATCAGCATATATTCAGCCGTAAAACCAAGCGCCAGTTCAATTGCATCCTGAAGGCTTCGAGCCATAACCCGAAGTTCGGCAGTCTCGGAAATGTTGTTGAGAAGGGCTTCCGTTGCCGTCATTGGATTTGTCTTGGCCGTATCGTCAGAAAGCAAGGAAAGGCCCATTAAGGCAATCTCTTCCCTGTTATCAGCCAAGGATTGACGAACCACACCAAGCGATGAACCGCTGACTTCGGCAAAGCCGAATCCGCCCTGTGCCGAAGTCTGAATCATCGTTGAACCGCCAACGACAATTTGACCATCCCCGGTCAACTCAACGCCCTTGCCGACTGGCAACGGAACGCAAGTCTTATGGATAAGCGATTTATAGTCGGAATAGGTTTGGAAGTGTTCGAGATTCTTCAATGCAATGTCGAGCAGTTTCGGATCGTCTCCGAGGTCGTGAACTATGGCCACGGGAATCGCTGACAGTTCAGGCAGAACGCCTTCTTGTTCTAGAACATACTCTTCACCGCCGTTGCCGTTGGTTTCATACTCACGCCAAACTTGATAAGTAACCTGTCCATCGACAAGACGAAACACCCGGTATCGCTCGACCTCTTCAAAGGTGAACTGGCCGTTCTGTTCATAATCTTCTTCGTGAAGCACGATAAGGCTAAGTTCCTTAGACTTCGTGAAGGGGTTGATGCGATAAGCCCAATTGATGACCGAATCTGCGTCGTAATAGATCCAATACGGACGAAGGCCAAGCCTTGCTTGTTCCTCGGCATTGGTCGCCGTGTTCGAGGGGGCATCGACAAGAATCACGCCATAACCTTCAAAGGCCTTTTCAAAGGCTTTACGGCAAAAAACATCGCCGTGAGTGCCTGCATTGTCGATGTTTTCCCACATCGCTGCGATTTCGGGTGCGACATCGGGTTGAAGACGGATTGAATCCTTGAAGACCAAGCCAGTCATCACATCACGGGTCTTTTTTGTTAGGTTGAAACAAGTCGCAGTTTCGCAGCGGTAAAGATAATCTGCGTCAGTCTCGGCAGGGAATTGGGGCAGATAACGCTTCCGCTTTGCCCTGAGAGTCAAAGTGCCCTCAACTACATCTTCATATATTTCACGCTGGCCAGCGGCTTCCCAATAATCTTCGTGCCGTGCCGAAACTAAGTCTTTTTCTGCCATAATTGCCCTCTAAAATCTGAATTCTTTAAATTTCCACGCCGATCGCTTGCGTTCTTCGATTGCTTCTCGTGCAATTGCACGAGCGATCACCGTATCATCGTGACTGCCGGGGGGTGCTGAATACTGAATCCTATTGGTCGCTTCGTTCCGCTTGGCCTCGTAAGACTCAAGTTCGGCGGTTGCAATAGGGATGTTCAACCACTTCAATTCCTCTTGCTCGAAGGCAAGGGCAAGCGATTGAATTAATGGGGGTTTACTTTGGGCGGTCGTCATAAAGCCCTTGACGATCTTGGTTGTCGCTTTCTGCAACGCCTCAAGGTTCGGGCTTCCGATTGAGTTTTCTTCAACTAAAGCAAAGGAAACATTCCATTTTTCCATTAAGGCCAACAGTTTTGCCCTTTGGAATTCCCAATCAATTTGATTGAACCGCTCAAGTTCAACTTCAACGCCGCAATTCTCACATAGAATCGAAATAACGGTAAAGTCGGAAACTTGACCCCAATCGACACCTGCAACCAGTCGATGTCCTGAGTGGTCAGACGGTGAGCATTTTGGAGCGGTAAGACAGGCGGTAATGTTGCGAAAAACCGAGCCTTCGCCTTGAATGAATTCGGCTAAATATTCCTGACGGAAGACATCGACGGGAAGTTCAGATCTTGCCGCTTCGACTTCGCTCAGATCAATAAATGGATTTGCCGAAGTCGGGAATTGGAAAGACTGCCATTCAGGATAAGCCGGGTCAGCCCCTCTTGAATAAAGTTTGTGAAAGTAATTGATGCCCTTGGGGGTTGACCAAAACGCTGCTTCCCCTTTGTAGTCGGTCAAGGTCGGGCGAATGACGGCGTTCCAACCCTCTTCGAGATGCGGAATCATTGCGGCTTCGTCAATGTCGGCAAAGGCATACTTCTGACCTCGTGCCGAATCGGGATTGTCCAAACTCCACATCGTGAGTGAACCGCCGCCGATGAACTCAAGGCGGTGTTCCTGCTTTGAAACGCCCGTGATTACAGGGGCAAGAAGGTTTCTAGTTGCCCGATAGAACTCGGACATCATTTTATAAGTCGGGGCAAAATATGCACCGGGCTTGCCAGTAAGTATCGCCTTGATTCGTTTGCGTGGAATTGAGGTAGTCTTGCCGAATCGCCTTCCGCAGACGGCCACAATAAATCGTGCGGGGCAATCGTCAATCTGCTTCTGAGCGGCGTGGGCTTTGGGAATGTTAAGGTCAATCTGCATCAACGAAGTTCACATTCACGGTCACTTCTCCGTTGTGATTATGGGCAGTCTCGTTCTTCTCGTAATAACCACGGGTTTTGCCTTTCGATTTTAAATAAAGTTCGATCGCTCGAAGACGAACATTCGGAACGCCCGATCGCATCAGATCGTGCAAGCCCTCTTCGGCGATGTCAACGGTCTCTTCGAGGATGTCCCGAAGCAGTTCAGGGTTCGCCTCTGCCCGTTCCCGAACCGCTTGACGGCTGATGCTGACCCCGAATTCCTTTTCAATGGCACGAGCAGTCCGA